GAATGGCAGATAAAACGTCTTGGCCCCGACTTTGACGGATTGCATGGATTACTCCTTTTTAGAAGAGGAGCCACCCCCTCCAGAAATATCCGCTGACCCGAGGAATGGTCTGGTCGAGGGTGGCAATCGCTTGAAATTTGGTTGTCCGGGTCAGCAGACCGAAAGACATATTAATCTACGATGCCGGTTTGTCAATATCGTTTTTCAAGATTTTCGCTGGGTCGATTGTGAGGGAACCATGGCACCAAATCCGCTTCGTTCCTTCGAATACGTAGTGAGTCCCGAGTTTTTTCTGCCAATACGGTTTGACATACCGGACAGAAAAGCCGCAAATATGGCATTTCCCACGGGTGTAATTTGCTCCTGGTTTCACGCTGCCCTCCTCAACGCTTCGGTAAGACGCAGGTAATCATCATTTTGCACACAGTTTCTCTATCTCTTGGAAACGCATCCAAAACCGCTCCAATGCCACCCGCAACTCGTCGGTGTATTCGTCTGGCGTTATCCGACTGTTGATTGGATCGAGTCCCGGGCAATAGCTGACAAACCACCAAGCCGGCAAATTTGAAACCATTAGACCGCCGTGAACTTGGGCCACATGCTCGGAAGGAAATATACCTTGAGCCAGTTGCCGTTGCCAGCGGGAATGAGCTTCTGGCTCCGGACATTTCAACTCTAGACCTCCAATGAAATCGCCGTTGTGGCCGATGACGAATCCATCCGGTGAACATCCAAAACGACCGTCGTCAGTGGTAATGAAACCTATCTTCTGTATTCGGTAGCCGCTCTCCATCTGGAACCACCGGCGAGCCTCGGCTTCTGTCTCAATACCCCACTGCACTGCTTTGCTGGTGTACTTTTCAGCTGCTGACGGTAGGTACAGTGCTTTCGCCTCTCCCCTCAGCTGGTCGATGTACCGTTCGCAACTCTTGCTGAATTTACCCTGGCTGGTGACGATTCGCTTGAAGTTTGAAGCTGTCGGCCGACCAAGACGAAGCTTGATCCATTCCTGACTGCCTTGTTCAACATCATATATCTTCATTTGGACACCTTCGACCTTTTCTTCCGGTTCAACTCGAATTTGGCCAGTTCAAACTTGCTGGCCGGCAGATCGTTCATCGAGGTGCAGCCGATGTAATGCCAGAATGCCTCGGTGTTGACTTCGTTGCCGGCTTTACGACAGTCGTCGAAAAGTCCATTCAGTTCGGCGACCTGCTCGTCTTTTAGGTGATCATGTAATCCCTGGGCGTCGTTGTCTTCTCCCTTGGTGCGGATGTTCAAGGCAGCCCTCATGGCATACCTCTTAGCGTATTCCAGAGCTGCTCCTGATATTTGACTACCATTAGCATTCGGTATCGTTGGCATAGCTACGGTGAATGCGGTGCTTTGTACGTGGGTGCCGACTCGGACATGACAGATGGCTTTCAATCCGCCTTGGACATTTTCTGAATCGAATGTGACGGCAATGCCGCAATCGGTAAGAATCGGTTGAGCAATGTCGAGTATGTCGCACAGGTTTGCAAAATGGTATTGCGGGCCGAGGTCTTTGTTTTTGCCGTAGACTGCGTTTGTCTTCTCCACTGCCGGCATGAGACCCTGGAACCGGGTTACGGCTGCGGCGAAGTCCTCGGCTGCTCGCTGTCGGTTGTAATCCTGGACCAGGTCCATCATCGGCTTGAGCTTGTCGATGTCAACGCCTTTGTCGATGAGCCGCTCCAGGATAACCATGGGATCTGGTCTTGAGCGTTCAAGCTGGCGTGCAGTTGATTCAAGGTCAGTGCTCACTTGGATTCTCCTTTGTAACCGGCTTTGGTCATGGCTTGGGCGAGCATTGCGACTGCCGCGTTATTGAGATTTAACGATGGAAGAATGAGTGTTTGCAGGGCCTTTTCGCACGCCGCAAGCAAATCAGGAGAGGCGGCGATCAGGCGGGCGTTAGCTATGGCATCAGGGCCTTTACAGACAGCGATAGGCTGCTCATCGTTGCCTTCGCAGGAATCTACTATGTCCTCGTCATTTTTCCACGGTCCTGGTGTATGCGGCATCACACACTTCCTTTCGCTGACCAATTCTGGCATTTGCTGGCCAAGACAGTCATTTGTGTTTCGATGTTTGCGATAAATTGCCTAGCCTTCTCTGTCTTGATTATTGGACCGGCAGAAAGAACGTCACGGATACGCTGCCCAAAAGCCTTGATCTTCTCTTCATCCGGTTTCGCCTCGGCTAAACGAATCGCCTCCAAGCGGTCTGCTTCCGCTTTCTTGGCTGCCGCCATAGTTCGTTCTTGCTGTTCCCTATCAGCTTGTTCTCTAGCTCTTTTGGTGGCGAGGGCTTCAAATTCTTCTTGGTGTTTAGCAGCCTGTTCCTTGCGTTGCCGCTCCTGGATTTCTCGCTCAGCTTTTTCGACTACGGCCCGAGCTTCATCGAGTTTGCGGCGTTCGGCGTCTAGTTTCTCTTGGGCCTCTTTAGCTTGAGCGATCAAGCGTTGACGTTCAGCCTCTTGTTCCGCTCGTCGCTTACGATCTTCATCTTCTTGGGCTTTACGTTGGGCTTTAAGTCTTTTGCGTTCCACATGGAATTCTGCCTCTCGCTTAGCATCTTCCTCCCTTCGTTGCCGTTCTAGTTCTAATCTTTCTTCTGCCAACCGTTTCCGCTCCTCGGCCAGCCTCGCCTCTTCGGCATCACGGATAGCTTTTAGCCGGGCTTCTTCCGCCTCTCGCTTGGCCCGCTCCTCGGCCTCTAATCTGGCTTTCTCAGCAGCAACAGCTTCGCGGGCGATTCGTTCTTGCTCGTCATCAACTCGCTGTTTCTCTGCCTTGAGAGGATTCTCGATTTCAAGCAGCATCTCGGTAATCCGGTCTGCTTCCGAATTGACTTTGCGTTGCCACGCCAAAGCATCCTTATTCAGTTCCTTGCGTCGTTTGTCAACGCCGGTACGATGGGTGCGGACAACGGCAAGAGCCTTTCTCACTGACTCATACCCGTCCGGGCTGTCTGCTTTGAGACCGCCATAGACTTCCTTGAGCCTGGCGATTTCCGCCTCGGTGGGCGAATATTTGACCAGAAGGTGGCCCTGGCCGTCTGAGTTGGTTTGGAGCGGTGTTTCAACTGCGGCTTCCATTGGTTCCCTTTCTATTCGGTTGTCAGGTTCTCACGTTTGGCCCATTCGACAATGCTACGCAACAATTCGATAGGTGCTTCGGCAATTTTCTTCTCGGATGTGCAATCGCATATCCATTGAAGAGAGCGTCCAAGTTTGATTGATTCGGGCAATGCATCGTATTCCGCCTGCCGCCGTCTGTCTTCCGCTTCGTCAGCCTCGCGGTCCCGTTGGTCTAGTTCGGCCTGGGCGGCAGCAATTTTATCGGTATCAGTAGGGCGAGCTATCCTAACGCCACCCTTTTCTTTCCCGGTTTTGAGATAGGTGTGGCCGGCAGTGAATTGAGTGGCGGTCACAGCAGTAACGTGAGCTATTCGTAATAATCTACCGTTGTGGTCATGTATCGTAACTTCGTCGCCTTTCTTGACATTATCGAACATTTTCATGTCATTCATCCCTTTCAGAATAAGCGGCCCAGATGAAGCAAATCGCACCAGCGATTGCCAAGAGGTAAATGTCATCGGGAGTCATGCGGTCCTCACGAATCAAGAGCGGCAATCAATTCCGCCATCGCGTGCAGTCCGCCGACTTCGCTGGCGACTTGTTTGACGCGGCGGATGATTTGGACCGGATCACTGAATTTTCCGGGATGCATGGTATAGATCACTGGGTTTGGTTTTACATTAACAAGTACTTGTTCTTCGCCGACACCGTGTTTCCATAATCGGTGTGCAGGCAGTCCATTGGTCGCGAAGTTTTTGTGGCATTCTGGGCATTTCATGAACGTGCTCCTTTACATTTTTTCAGCGTATTCCATCGCCGATTCAACAGTGGCAAATCGCTTCCGCCAAAACTCGCACAAATCATTTGGTTCGTGCTGGAAAGAAACCAGCACGACATACCCATTCCCTTCAAGGATATCGTAATTGCCATCTGCAACTGACGCCGCAATGTTTCTGACTTTTGCTCAACAGCCAACTCGGCGGCACGTTTAGACCGAAAGGGACCGCCCCAAGTGTATTCGCTGTCGCTGGGTGGAGGACGATAGCCGGCAACAGCAGGAGAAATTCTCAATTGCTCAGTTTTTACCTCTCTCACTACGAAGTAAATGCGTCTCATGGTTTTAACTCCCTTTCGTTGTTTCAGATGTCTCATTCACTTCACCTTGATCTTAACAGATTCGTCCGACGAAACAAGTCCTATTTCCCATTTTTTCCGAAATCGTCGTAAGTCATTGTCGGACAAAGAGATTTACTTGTGATTTTCTGGAAATTTCTCGCGAATCAGTTGCCGGATAGCTGCACTGAGAGAGCCGGCCCACTCAACGAGAAGTCTTTCATCTCGCTGGGATATCCGCACGGAGCGGCGTTCCATGGGTTTTTCGCAGACGAGCGGTCTGCCGATCTTCGGTTTCTGCATTGCCTCTACCTCCTCACCAGAGTCTATCGGCATGTCGGACGAAAAACAAGTTGAAAAAAAAATCTAAAAATACTCTTGACTTTCGTCCGACAAAATCGTTATGATAAAACGTGTCAGGCAAATGAGACCTGACAAAACCTCTTGACGGAGATTGCCATGTTGTCCATTCTTGACCAGATTCTCGAAAACAATTCATCGGCCCGCGTCGTTGGTGAGAACCACGACACCAGCAAAATTAATTACGGTGGAGATGATGCTATCAATCGTGCATCACAGGGAGGTGGTCGTCCCTCTGAACCATGGGACGCAAGCGAGTACCGCATGACATTGGCCCAGGCTCAGGCCAAATGGGATGCCGCACAAACGCCAGAAGGCAAAGCAAAGGTCATTGAGGAGTTGCGTGCCCGTGCTTTGCAACGTGCATCTCTGGATACATCCAATGGACGCGTAAACGTCATGGTGGCTGGCAAGTTGCCGTGGCATGGATTGGGCGTTAACGTGGATAAGGCGACCACATCCGCACAGGCTATTCAACTGGCTGGCCTGAATTGGTCAGTCGTCAAGAAACAACTCTACACAAATTTGAATGGCAACGAAGTGATCGCAACCGACACATACGGAATGATTCGCGAGGACAACGGCCATTATCTCGGCACAGTGGGCAGCCGGTACAACCCGATCCAGAACATCCAAGGATTTGATTTCTTAGACGGCGTTTTGGCTGAATTCGGTGCCCGCTATGAATCAGCCGGTTCGTTGTATGCTGGCGAAAAAGTCTGGATGCTGGCCAAGATGCCGGAGCAATCTTTTACCATCAATGGCGGCGACCAGGTTGATCCATACGTGATTTTTGAGAATTGTCATGATGGCACAGGTGCCGCGTTTTGCTATCCGACTACTGTCCGCGTCGTATGTGCCAATACGTTCCGTGTTTCTGGTAAAGAGCGGGGTAAAGGATTGTCGATACGGCATACTGGCAACGTCAAGGACAAGTTGGAGATCGCTCGCAATGCTCTAGGATTCGCCGTCAAAGGCATTGAACAATTCAAGGATGACGCAGAGACAATGTACCGCAAGCCGATCGAAATCAAGCATTATGCAAATGATGTTCTGGATGCGGTCCTTGAAGTGACACAGGCCGATGCACTGAAAGGAGCTGATGCACTTGCCGCAACCTTGCAGGTGACAGAAGCGAATCGCGAATTGGCCAGGAAATCCATCGCCAAGAAAATCGAACGGCGCGGCGAAATCCTGGACGATATCTTGGAGCGGTACGAAAGCGAGCGGTGTGGTATTGGCAGCATTCGCGGGACGGCATGGGCTGCATTCAATGCCGTGACAGAGCACGCCGACCATGCTAAAGTAGGTCGGCAGGCATCTGATCTTGAAACACGAGCAAGCCGACGATTCGAAAGCACACTAACCGGGGATGCCGACGACATGAAGCAAGTGGCCTATCTCAAGGCACTTGCGGTATAGGTGCCAATCATGGGACAGTCAAATGGCGAGAAAGTTGTCTTGTGCCCATGGTGCAAAAAGATGTATCGGCGCACCAATTGGATGAAGCGCCAAAACGTCAAGACTCCAGACGGGAAGCATTTACTTCGTGATACGCATCAAATTGCGTGCTATCGCAAAAATAACTAAGTCTCCCGTCAAGAGCCAGGTTTACCCCTTCCTGGAATAAAAAGTGGACAAGCCCCGCATTGCTTCCCGAAGCTTTGCGGGGTTTTCTATTGCCATCAAACCGGCAAATGGCATAAAATCCATAAAATAGGACATGAAAAAGGTTTGCGAGTATGGCAATTCGACTTTTGACAGACGGACGGAGAAAGAAAGGAAAAAAGGAATGGGTAAAGCCCCTCCTGATTGAACTTCGCAAGCATGGGTGCATGCTGGAGGCAATTCGCACAGTAGGTGTTCATCGCTCGACGGTTTACAAGCACATTGAACGATTCCCGATATTTCGCACCGCTATTGACAAGGCAATTTTGGAATCGCATGAGCGAATCTATCAATCAGCCTTTCGGCGAGGAGTGGAAGGCTATCAAGAACCAGTGATTTACCAAGGTCAATTGTCAGGATGGTACGTGGACCAGTACGGTAGAGAGTGCCAACCAGATACGCCAGGTGCTAGGTTTCGACCGCTGACAGTGACGAAGTATTCCGATACGCTACTCTTGGCCCTGCTGAAAGCTAAAGTTAAGGGATTTCAAGGAATTGAAACCGCACAGACACCGCAATCTGTTACTATCAATAATCAGGTCAGCCAGGTAATTATCACGGAAAAGGAACAATTCCTTGCAAGGGTGCGAGAATATCGATCAGCTCTCAATTTTGATGGCGGGAATGGACAGTCCATGGATTCCGCACCGGCCGCACCCTCGACAAATGGCATTCATGCTAAGCCTGGAACCTGAAGTCTTCTTCGGAGGGTCAGCCGGCGGAGGCAAGTCGGATGCACTTCTCATGTCAGCACTTATGTTCGCCGAGGTGCCAGAATATGCCGCTATCATCTTCCGCCGCACCTATCCAGAGCTCTCCATGCCTGGCGGACTATTAGAGCGGTCGCACGAATGGCTTAAGAGGACAGAAGCGAGATGGAGCGGTATAACCAAAACGTGGACATTCCCAAGCGGAGCTACGGTTAGTTTTGGGCATATGGAGAATGAGAATGACCGATTCAATTACAAGTCAAGTGAGTTCCAATTCATTGGATTTGACGAACTTACGTCATTTACCGAATCACAGTATCTCTATCTCTTCTCCAGGTTGCGAAAGAACGTTGACAGTTTCGTGCCTCTCCGAATGCGAGCAGCCTCAAACCCCGGAGACATCGGACATGAATGGGTTAAGAAGCGTTTCGTCGCACCGGCAGAGATATCTGAAGAAAGGCGCTTCATACCTTCTTCCCTAAAAGACAATCCGACATTGGATTACGACGAATATGTCAAATCTCTATCACACCTTGATCTAATAACTCGTCAGCAGCTCCTGCATGGCAAATGGATCGACGTTCGCGGCAATCGCTTCTTCCCTTCTGACTGGCCACGCTACCAAGACATCGGAGACGCATTCGTCGTAAGCACTTATATGCCAAGGCGTATCTACAGGTTTGAATTGCTTACCACAATCATCGGCATAGATATAGCGCTCGGCAAGAAGAAGACTTCCGATCTTACCTCTTTCGTGGCTGCGTCTTTGACACCTGATGGCGATTTGCTTATTCTTGATGTGGTTGATGAGCGAATGCGATTGGAGGACGTGGCACCGGCTCTCAATAGGTTCTGCGAACGCTATAAGCCTCTTGTGGTGGTTGGCGAGGATGACAACATCAGTTTCATGCAATTGGCGGAGTACCGTAGGCCTCAATATCGGTATATTCCAGAAGTCAGATGCTTACCGATTGCCTCCAAAGCTAAGATAGTCCGGGCACAAGCTGCGATTATCCAGGGAGAAAATAAAAGGATTTTCCTTCCCGCTGATGAAAAGCCTTGGTATAACGACTTTTGTGATAAGCTGGCAGCATTCACCGGCATCCAAGAAGAGCACGACGATGTAGTTGACGCATTGGGCGTGATATGCCGGCAGGTTAACAGTATGCGGACAGAGACGAGAGATAGTGATGGCCCGTGCTTAGTCACGGATGGGAAACTGAACTGGTGATTTATGGCCAAAGAACCGTTGAAAGGTACCGATCTCCATAAAGCCGCCGTCAAACTCGGGCACCATGGAGGTGTCAAAGGTGGCCCGGCCCGTGCGAATGCACTGATGGCTAAAGAGCGGTCAGAGATTGCACGCAAAGGCGGAAAGGCGTCGAAAAAATGACGAAATGTGAGCCAGTCGAATCACACGCTGACCGCCCGATAGCGAAGACAATCCTGCCATTCCGCATCGGCAATGAGTTAGGCTACACATATCTGGAGTATCACAACACTTTGCCAAGCGGCCAGCATCAGCCATTTATCCTTGACATCGGCGACGAAAATTCTAGCACGGCCAAACAATTCAATTCTCTCGGCATAAACATCATGCAGTTGATGCGGATGTATTGGGGCCTTGAGCAACAGATTGACGGATTGATGAAAGAGCGTGATGAGTTATTGACGCAAGTGCAAATCACAATGGCGAATATGAGCGATTGTCAGAAGAAAGCCGATGAATATCAAAGGCGATACAATGACTTGAAAGAGAAGCATCCGCAGGACAGGGACCGCAAAAAGAATGGAGGATGACCGTGCAGCCATTTCAGCAGATAGTCATTGACGAGAAGCATGAATTGGACGACAAGTTATCGAAGTTGACGGCTTTTTTTGACAGTCCAGTTTTTGCTCATCTGCCGCAGGATGAAGTTCATCGTATGCGAAAACAGGCCGATATTATGCGTCTGTATTCCAGAATTCTTGGTGAACGTATTTCTGCATTCAATGGTGTTTGATGGCATCTGCCTATTATGTTGCCAACGCGAGTACCCAAGCTCAAGTCGTCACAGGCACCGTGACTGCCGTGGCACTTGGGGCCACTCTCACCGCCACAATCAACGGCAAAGCCGTCACCTATACTTGCACCGGTTCAGACACAACTACAACAGCCGTAAGTAATTGGCTATCACTTCTGCAAAACTCTACTTCTCCCGAATTCGGTGAAATTAACTGGACTTCGGCAACGAATGTGCTCAAGTCGACGGCAAGCACGCCAGGGACGCCTTTCGCTGGTGTAACAGGCAACGGTCTGGTTTTCTCGGCCGGCGGCGGTGGAGCGGTCACACAAACTCAGACGGTGGCCAACATCTCACCTTCAGACGTGGGAAACGCCAATAACTGGCTCAGGAATGGCGTAGCGGCTATCCCACAGAACGGCGACGATATAGTCCTCCAAAACTGTTCCGTGCCATTACTGTGGAACCTCGACGCATTAGCTGCCATCCGGCCAAATAGTCTGACTCGCTGGCAGACGCAGACAGGCCAGATAGGGTTGCCATTCAATAACGTGTTGGGTTATCCAGAGTGGCGGGTGACTTATCTCCAATTCGCTGGTGCCAATGGCGGTCCTTTGACTGTGAATATCGGCTTTGGTTCTGGTTCTGGGCCGTCTCTGGAGAGATATCAGACGTTTGATACCGGCGAAAACCTGACAGTGACAGTACTTGCGGCGACTTTTGTTGAATTGTTGCCGGCTGCTGCGTCGAATGTCATCAATGTGCATAACGCCAAAGTTTCGATAGGCATGAACTCAGGCGAGACAGTAACACTCCATTCCTCGGTGAATGTGGATTCTGGTGGCACTCTGAACATAGGTGCCGGTGTTACTCTCACAGGTATTATGCTTACAGTAAACACTGGTAGTTTGGGACTTTACGCAAATTCATCTCCGTCACAGGTTCTTGGCACGCAGGCAACGATAACAGTCGGCTCAGTGGGGCAGACTTACACGAATTTCTCGGCTCTTAGTGGCTCATCGGTGTCATGGCTAAGTAATTCAGGCATCACAAACCTTACTCTAAGGTCTAACACGACTTTCGACAAATCGCAGGATTGGCGAGCGATCACAATCAGCAATAGCACGATTGAGGCGGATACTTGTCAGATTATTGATCCGCTGAACACGATCACCTTCACGAATTCGACGAACATGGTGAATCCAAGTAACAGTGGGCCATTCATTTATGGAGCAGGCAAGACATGCAAGATAACGTAGTAACAATGCCGCAAGTGGCTTATCAGGATGCTTTTCAGCCGCCGATTATTGAAGCTCATGAAAATATGGCATGTGTTGATCTTGCACGATGCACATTCATATTCAAAGGCTTCAAGATCCCTGGAGCAATGCTGGCGGAAGCGATTTTACAACCGTTGGCACAGAGAGCAGGCCAGGGAGACCAATTCGCAGCGGCGAAACTGAATAGTTTGAGGGAATAGATGCCTGGTTTTGGCGGTCGCTTTGTCTTTCCGGAACCGGCCTACCAGACGCCGCCAGGAAGTCCATCAGCTCAGCCAGGAATGGATATCTTTTCGCCTCCCACCTCTTCGTCAGTGGCTTCTGTTGGGCCAGTTATCGGCGAGATGACACGGCAAGGACGGCACAATGAAGCCATAAGTATAGCAGTAGATAAAGGATCGGCGTCTTTTTATCCACTCTTTTATTCTCAGACGAACAACGCAGATGGTTGGCGATTGGGTGATCTTGCACAGGCTAGAAAGCTACGCATCAGCCCAGACACCAAGATGGCCTCATGGGCGATTCCAGCCAATCTCCCTGACAATTCAGCTATTTTGGTTGTGCCGATCACGCCTCAAGGTGCCGGCGTGCCATGGCTGTTAAACATTCCTCAGCCTGACTTTATAGCCAGTGAAAGCACTGGATTTAGTTCGTGCTTTGCTGGTGATACGGTCCGGGTAATGGGCAAGAGTTTGTGTAAGAGTATCCCATCGCAGACTGTCAACACGATAGGGACTGGATCACTGACATTTCATGTGGCTCAAGGCCTGAATTTCACCGCTGGCGATTTTGTGTATATCGTGGCCGCGTCGGTATTTGGCGTAAATGCCGGTGCCAATTATATGAAAGGTACCATAACGAGTTACGCTGGGGCCACGCTTGTCGTAAACATTCCAACTGCCGTAGGTTCAGGAACTTGGCTTTACTGGAAGATTTACGACATCGGTTACACCAATATCTGGCTCTCAGTAGGTGGGCAGCAAGCATTCCAAACCATAACATCAGCCAATCCATGGGAAGTTAAGTTCACGCTGGGAGATGGATCAGGAAAAGTCGGTTCGCACACGCTGACTGCCGGAGATACGGTACAGGTCTGGATCAACAACTCTATGGGAGGGAATACTCGCGGATGGGTCCAGTGTCCGATAAGCATCACAGTGGCCACGCCAACCTCACTAGGGATGAATTACACGAATGTTAGTGGTACAGGTTCGCCTGGAAGCCCATTAGCGACTAGTGGCGACACAACCGGTGTCACAGATTGGACGAATCTGAGCAACATCATTAATGCTCAAACGGTGCCATCGAGAGTATGGTTGGCTGCCGGCACGTTTTATTTCAATCAGCAGCTTTTCATGGGTGGTCATTTTGGTGTGGCGATAAGCCTTATGGGCCAGGGTGCCGGAACGACAATATTGCAACCAAAAGCCGGAGCAGTTTATAACGTACCATTCATGATCTCGTCAAATGGTATTTTCTCGGAAATCAACAGCCTCACCATCAACACCAACGCGAATACAACCTTCACGAATGGCGGTGTGGCATCAATTGCCAGGATTGTTTCCTGCACGATTAACGCACTCAATTCCCAAATCCAATGCGTCACGGCTGGAGGCTTTGGCCTGAGTTTTAATAGTTATGTTGTTAATTCAACTCTTACAGGCCGGTGGGGAATTTATGCCGGCGGGGCGAAAAGCGTTTACTGCGATAGCACGACGAGTTTTATCTGTGATGGTGATGTGGACGGTGCTTCGGCAATGCACGCCTATCTAACATCCACTTCGAATGTGGTTGTCACGAAATGCACGTCGCAAAATTTCAATGTGTCTGGTGCCCTGAGCCAAAGAGGCAATGGCAAATTCGTGGATTTGACGAATGACACGGTGAATAACTACATTGCCGAGAACACGACAATAGGTATATCTCCAAAGACAGGAGATGCTTTTCTCGGCACGGGCGAACAACTTGCCTTTGAAATGGACAATGCCACTGGTTTTTCAGCGGCGATCCAATCGACGGCAGTTGTCGGCGGCGTGACGACGATTACATATGCCAGTTACACCGGTCTGCCTCTCGGACATGCTTTTGTGACGGCTGGAACAGGGAAGTATCAAACGGCAAACGTGACGAACGTGACAGGGAATACGATAACGCTCAATAAGAAACTGGCCATTACTTTAGACATTACCAGCGTGGTGCAGATCACGCATGCCGCGTCTGAGGTGACGGCAGTACTAAATACTTTACAGGGGCTTAACACAGCGAATTCTTCCTCAATGGGGTGGACGCTGTTCGGTGCGGCGACGAATTGCTGTTTCCAGCATAACACGGTGACTTCCACAGCGTTTGGGATGGCCGAGAACTTTTATAATGTTAATGGCGGTCCTATAAACGCCATTGGCGGCTGGAACCTGTATTCCGACAATTCTTTCACATCGATTGAATATGAGCAGCAGCCTGTTTTTGCCAACAGCGGTTGGGGCAATATCCATAGAAATACCTTGGCCGTTTGCTCGGTTGATTATTTCTTACTCCATGTTGGCCTGATTTATCCGTCCAATGAAGGGAACGTCTTTGACAATAGCTATTTCAGCGGGGCACCGAATGCTGGCCATGCTTCGAACCTTCAAGCGGCACCAGCGATGTTTCTCCTTTGGAATACGCAGATGTGGGGAAATAACACCGGGCCGGCCTGGAACGGGGCGAATGCGGCGAATTACAATGTAAATCCATTGGGAACGTCGAAACTGACGCAGTTTACTAGTGGGAATCAACCGTAATGGCAGTTGCAGCGGTACAAAGAACGAGTGCATCTTCTCCATCGGACACCAATCCGATGACGCTGACGCTGAATGGTGTTGTTACCGGCAACACATTGGTTGTGACGTTCGGCTATTACTCCACGTCAGCAGCCGTTCCAACTCTTTTAGATTCCGCTGGCAATACATACACGGAAGTGGGCACAGGTTCTTCATCGCTTTTTACGGCAGTGCATACATTTGTTGCCAAAAATGTGACAGGCGGCAATATCACGCTGACAGTGACGAAAGCTGGAAGTCCAGCGACGGCTGTTTCCGTGGAGTTTTTGGAGTTATCCGGGGCCAGCAAAACGGCACCTGTTGACAACCACTCCACGAATAACGCTAACAATTCATCGGCAAATGCCGGTACGGTGACGGTAAGCGGTGCGGGAGAGTATATCCTGGCGATTTTCGCTGATGCCGATTTCACGAGCGACACAGCCACAGCCGGCACGAATTACACGATTCAAACGAATATTGCTTTTGGCGGATCGAAGGTTCCTTTTGTGACGGAAGATCGGCAGAACGTAAGTGCCAACGATACGCCAGGATTGACTTACAGCGGCACGATACATTATTGTGCGATGGCCACTAGCTTTACGGCCGCTCCGGTGTCATCCAGTAGTGCCGGTGTGACTCATGGAGGAACGCCGATTCTTCGTTCCGGGATTCTCAGCGGGATTATGTAATGCCACAAGAAATAAAAGGTACAAGGATTTCAGTTGATGATGGCGATAAAGACCCTTTCGTCAGTTTAACTAAACCTGGCGACTATATTGGTCCTATCATGGGATATTCTCAGCAACCAGGCGTGCCGTCAGTCTGGTTCTTGTTGCCAATTTCCAGAGATCAAAATGTTCCGGCAGAAGCAAGGGCTTTACATCATTGTGAAAGTCCTCCGCATGTCTTCACGGAAGAACCTGACGGCAGCCTAACGATTCGTAATTCAATTGGTGCCGGTCCATCAAGTGGATATTACTGGCATGGATATTTGACAAAAGGCTATTGGCGGCTTGATGATAAAGTAGATTTCTGACAAGGATAAACATGGCTGTCATCAGCAGTCAGTCAGTAACCTGTGAATTCACGACACGCCGATTCGATACAGGCGTGCGGACGAATGCCGATTCTACGCCTACCGGAACGCTGATTGTCAACGGCACAGACAACGGGGCCACTGTCACGGTTACAAACATCACCACGGGCCGGTATAAAGCAGCCGTCACACTTCCTGCTCTTTCTCTTGGTGACATTGTCGAAATCAACGTTACGGCCACGGTAAACGGCGTGACGGACAACTCGATTGTCTATCGGGACACCAGACAAGACGCTTGCGTCGGCGACTTGGCCACTGACTACGCATTGCAATCTGGAGTGAACACGACACAGATAGCCGGCTCAGCGAGTGCGGCTCTTGCTCAGGCGGCGGCGGCTAACAAGGTATATGTTGGCACTGTTACCGGCAGTCCGACCACGACAACTTTCATTGACACAAATCAGCCGGCAGGAGATGATGGCTGGTGGAATG